CTGGGCTTTATATGTACAGGCGAGACAAACTGACTCTTAAAGATATGACCTGGCTAAAAATACCTCGAGACGAATCTCAAGGTTAAAATACCAAGTCACTCTTATGAAAGAGTGAGATTCGTCTCATGATGCGCTAACACCACACATCCGGGCCATCCGGATGATTCCTACAATGTCTTGTTAGACTTAGAGCAGGTATCGATTCTGAAATAAGATCACCGATCGAATCTTACAAATTCGGTGAAATATATATATATGAATTATGTATAAATATAAAAAGAAGAATGAACTTATGCGGTTTCATTCAGAGTATATCTGTAATAGATAGGAACTCCGACATAACCGAACAATGTCCAATCTTCACCAACAGCGTCATACTGATAAGCTACTGGAGAAGTAAGCTTGTCGTTTCCAGTTGAACGCTTGATGGATTTAACCCTCACCTGATGTGAGTTACAGTCCAATGCCTGGGCCTTAACAGTCCTTGCTGCGCTGAAACGCTTTGGCATGTAGTATGGTAATTCTACTTCCAACGTGTTATTAACGCCGCAATTCGTTGTACAAGTTCCAGCACCGCCACCAGGATTATACCTTGAGGAGTAGTACATGTTAGTCTTATTAACTGTATCAGTCAAAGCTAATTCAGAAGAGAAAATGTTACCATTTCCATCATTCTTAAAATCTTGACGAACAACCAATGGGACAGCATCTTCTGCTCCCTCAAATAAGTATTTCTTCCTATAAGCACCGCGGACTCCTGCATAACATGGTTGAAACCATGCTGAAAATGCAGTTGCGCCAGTCGTCACTGCTCCACTAGCAGCTGACGAGTCAACACCGGTATTGTCCCAACCAGTGAAATATGGACCATTCTTATTCCTTAAACCATTGATTCGAATAGAATCAGCACTGGCATCAGGGAATTTCCATCCTCTGGTATAACTATAACGCTTACACAATTCCCTAATAGTACATGGTGGATCTCCATAATATACTAAATAAGTATTGTCTACTGCACTATTTAATCCAATAATAGGATCTAGAGCAGGAGCGCCAGTTGGGGCATCTCCATCCTTCGTAGCTTTACTCTCCTCAGGGATACCTGATTGGGATTTGAGTGCAGCAGGCGGTGGTTTAAATAGATGAAACTGCGTCAACTTGTCATTAGTTGGTGCAGCCAATCTAAAATCCTCACATGCAGATACATACACATTAACGAAAATGGACGAGTCTGGAGCAGGACAAACCAACTCATTAAGAACGGAAACTTCCAAAACACCATTGGAGTATTTAGGATCCTCATTCAAACGACTAACCATATCGTATGGTATCGAACTTTGATAAGGATCACCACAAGCTTTCCAAGGTGCAGACTGACCCCATCCAACAACAATTTCAAAATCATCCGTCTCGGCAATATCTACTACTCGAGAGTAGTTAGTATTGTAATTAACGGTTGAAGTGAAATTATTGGGATCCCATCGGACCAGTAATTTACCTTTGTGGAAATTTGATTTGACGATTTGGAAGCGAAATTTAATCGAACCTTGCCAATGTTCAAAGGCGCAAGCCATATGAGCCATTGGTGTCATGTGTATCTCTGAATCAAGTGATGAAAACATCATAGGATTTACCCTACAATTCCACAATAAACTATCTACAGATTTACCCGCGGTCCAATCGAAATCATTGATGAATGATTCTCGTTGAACAATATCACTAATAATCATCTCATCAGTTCCATCCAATCCAACAGTTCGTGAATCCACAGTCAACTCACATTTACTATCCAGCGTCAACTTTTGAACAGCATCGGCTGCATCAGTATTAGCTAAATTACCACCAGGCAATGGTTTTTGCAAAAGAACATTAGAAATAACAGAAGGTCTGCTATAACCAAAAATCTTCGCAACATCAGCCATTCTCCCGGCAGCAATCTGAGTCGCAGTCATGTATGGTCCTATCACAGGAATTTTACTCAAAGCACCTGCAGCTTCCGCAACAGCAGCAGCAGGTTTTGAAATAATACCCGTACCATACTCATCATTATTGAGTTTGTTACTCTTATTCTTGGCACCCAACTGGGCACTACCTCTACCACTTTGACTTGCCAATGGTGGATCAGATGATGTAGGAACAGTAAGAACAACATCAGTTGCCCACAAATAAATTGTAACTGTAACAGGATCATCTCCATTATTTGCATGACGAAGTGTACCAAAAGATTTGATATAAATATCACCCATGTCATCCCAATCGGCTTTAGGGATCTCCATGAAATTCTTATGATACATGAAAGGTAAAACTAATTCACCGCCTTCATTATTTGTTGGATTGAGAAAAATGTGTGGTTTTTGAGAAGCACCAATTAAATCAATATTGAAAAAATTGCGCTCTACAGTCACTTGATCTCCCGCAACATATGGATTGTAAGAAGCCATTGCTCTTCCATAATGAAATTGCGTTCCCGAAATAACAGCCTTCATATGCAACTTGCATCGCAAAAGCTCATAATTTTTGATTTTATCTCTAACTATGGCATTCTCGCAAAATGCAGCCCAAGGATTAAACTTATAGAACAAAGACTGTCCTACAGCCCAAACTTGAGCAGACTGTCGAATCGGACGTGATAAAAAGTTACCAAGATCAGAATCAGGGTTGTAACCTAAATCCATTGTAGAATCATAAGTTCCCTGTAACTCTGTTGTATATCCAGCATCCTGTTCGGTAAATGAAGTAATTTGCTCAGTAGAACTGGGCATAGCTTCACCTTCCGAAACTCCAGGCTCCCCGGATTGGGAAACCAAAATTTGAGACTTTGAGAGAGTCTCCAACTCATTAATATAAAAGTATAAAGAATTAGTAATGCAATTTATTTAATAATACATATGAAGCATCAATCAATATGTAGCAGTGCTATTTTATAGAATACGAACCAATGTCAGCCTGTCCACTCGCTCAATTTCACTAAGGTAATTCAGAACCTAAAGAAAGTGCGTATATCTAAACATTGACCCAAATTTGATTTTTGTATGTACATCCAGCGGATTGGGAACGCCGGGATCGCAATATTTAACGTCTGCTGTGATCAGTGAAGACGGAGCCACCACTCTATTGAGTGGTAACATCAGCGGAGGAGTCCAAGCCGAACTTCTCCTTATACCATTGCATGCGTTCCTCATAGGACATGATGGGTCCAACATACGTTGAAAGACCAGCACGCTTGGCGACTTCTCGCAATTGCTCAACACGTTTATCATACACCTCTTTTCCATTCTCGAAATACTTCAAAGCTACATTCTGAATGGCTTCAGCACTCGATTGTTCTTTCGATAGAACTTCAGATTTGAGATGTGTGTGTAACATCTTTGCAATCGACGAATCTTCCACAGGGGATCTGTACAATCCCAATTCCTCATCGTATACTGCAAAATGTTTCAAGAATGAAGCATCTTTTAAATTAACGAAAGGAACGGATTCAGCATCCTTTTCAGCCATAGTGTAAGTAATTCCAACTTCGGAAAACTCAGCAGCAATAGCTGTGTGGTTGTAATCATCATATCCCTTCTTGACGGTCATGATATTATCATCACCATATGTCATTAGGGACACAATGTCGGAATATAGAGGAACTTTCCACCAACGCTTCTTGCGAGCAATAGCGTAGTAAGTGTACCTCATGTAAAGAGAATTAACCAAACTATTGATAATAACGGTTAACGGATGTCCAGATGGGTTTGATCCCATAAATTGAACAAGAGTTCCGAAATAGTCATAAGTCGGGTAAGAAATCTCAGTGGCAATACCACGCATAATAGTTAAATCATCAGCGTCATAATTACCAGATTTCTCAGCTAGTCTGATAAGAAGTTTGAAAGCCATTAACATAAATTGTGGGCTCATTCTTCCATCAAACTTGGCATAATCTCCAGCAATGGCTCTATCCCAGCCATGCTTTCCAATGTGATTGTACAATTCAGTCCATTCCGGAGATTGGACAACTGTACCAACAGCGCATTCAGTCAAAATCTTATTACGCTGACACAATGCTGCCAAACTAAGATAATACTTACGAACAAGCATAACGAAGGCAAAGTTTGCCGCTGCAAACACTCTGCACTTCTTCTTAGTAACCTTCACAGGCTCATCTTTCAAAGCACCTTTAAAAATGGCATTGATTGATTCACCTTTCAAAAGTTTGGCTTCCATCTTCTTGACTTCTTCTAACACAATAGGATCTACATCTCTAGGGCAAGTGATTCCCTTGACAGTGCGATCGCTCTTTTCTACGAGCTGTGTTTTGGGTCCCTTACAGGGAAATCCAATAGAAGTACTAAAATTCATAGCATTGATTCCAATCACTCCGTCCATGCCAGCAAGATTTGCATCATCTGACATTTTTCCTAACTTAGCGATTTCTGACTCAGGAATCTTATCCAATTGAGTACAATAATCAACATAAGCTTTCTGTGTCAACTCTGTATCAAATTTAACAGCAGTATCCACTTTTCCAGCAATATCAACTTCCTTGTGGTATGAACCTCCCATGTCTTGGGGTGGTCCATGTTCCTTCTCAATATCCATCACATCAGCAACATGCTTAGAAATCAATGATGTAACAACCCTGCTCTTGTTTCCAGAGCTGCGTGGTTGATTGTGTGTACCATGAATTCTAATCTTAGCAGTTGCAGGAAGTGCTTTAGTAGGACACTTCTCATGCACAGGAGTAAGAGGACCGAAGTCCACTCCCATACACTGAGTTTCCATAGGAACAGCAGAATGAGAAATCAAGACACCAGGCTTAGTGCCTAGTTTCTCAATAGCAGCCTCAATCTGAGGGCGAGTTACAAAACCCGCAGCTCCTGTAGTTCCACGACCAGCAGTGATGACCAGCAATGAAAGGAGTTCCTTTAGCATTTCCAATAAGTGTTGCCATGCACAAACCACCGAAAGTGTCTTCGGGGAATGTGTAATTCAATCCAGAGAAGATACCACCCTCCGTGGTAACAACTCTGCCTTTGGATGCCATCATTTTAGGAAATTGCTTGAGAGTTCCATCAGTGTTATACAAAGTGTATACTTCTAACTTCTTACCATCCAAAATTTCTTTAGGGTAGTATTCAGTCAAATCTTTCTGATTTCCAATCCCTGGACAATACCAGACTGCAAGGTCGGTGCCAGGAATTCTCTCGCAAGCAGCTTGTGAAAGTGGTAGATTCATATAGGATGAACCACCAATGTTTCTAACTTG